AGACCGTCTTTTATCGATTGCGGAAAATTGATCAAACAATTTTTTTTGATCTTTGGTTAAATCACTTTCTAAAATGCTACCTTCTTTTAAATTGTCTCTTAATGTTGTGTATTTTTTGCGCTTTATTGCAGTGTTGTATGTTGCATTAGCGCTTGTTCTTGCTTTTGAAAGTTCGCTTAAAAGTTCTTTAGGAGCATTAAAGCCCCCATTTTGACTAACTTTATTAAGAGCCTCTTCATATCTGGCGACAGATTTTTTGCTAATAAGTCCACTATTTAATTTCTTGAGAAATTCTTTGTGTTCTTTTTCTGAGACAGACTGTGAAAAACCTATTTTTTCGGGATCAATTTTATATTTTCTAGATTTGACCGCTCCATCATAAGCCTTCCGTAAAACTTGCCTATCATCGATAGTCCTCATTACATCTTCAAAACTTTTGCCTTCTACTTTTTTGTAATTCTTTTCTTTTAGGAATTCATACATCTCACGATATTTATCTACGTTTAATGTTGTCATCTCAATTCAAGGGCCAACAAGGGCTTCCAGTTCTTGCTGTAACTCTTCTGTAGACTTACCCTCTACACTGGTGACGGTCTGCTCTACCTTGTCTGTAGGCTTCATACCTGCCCTGTCAAGGATATCTTTTACNGCCCCNAATTTTACAGACTCACTTTCTGCATTGTTCATCAAATGGTTTAGCATNGCAATAGCGGCNGGAATAGAATCCTTAATAGCCTTCTTTGTTCTATCCTCTATCTCTTTAGCAAACTTGTTTTTTAGTTCGTAGCCTCTTTGCTTGGGGTGTGAGTAACCCGCCACTTCAGCGGCTTTAGCGGCATTTCCATGCATACAGAACTGTTCTACAAATGTCTGTTGTTGCTCAGTCTTCATTAAGAGATGCTCCTAATCCAAGTCCACCAGATGTTATTGCTATACGATCTCCCGCAATAGTATTAGCATCAGACAGAATAGCGTTAAATAATTTCTCATCTTCTTTAGGTAAAAGTGTCCTTTTCTCTACTTTGGTTAATTTTCCCTGAGATTTTTTTGCACTTTCTACAGTCACATCCGTATCAGGTTTTTTTCTTGGTGGCCCAGTATATCTTGGAGTTGGTTTAATTGCAAGTTCTTTATTATTTTTTCCCAAAATACTTATGGGCCTTGTTCCTATTCCAACTATCCCATCGGCAGATCCGGGTATTTTCTGACCAAAAATATCTTGTTTGTCTGTTCCAAACATTTTTAAAGTGCCATCATTTTTAACTTTAACCACAGCGTTGAACCCGCCTAAAAGGTAATCCCTTCTTCCTGCGGGTGAGAATTGAAAAAATACTCCATCAGTTCCCTGTTTTATAGACATACCTAATTTTTTATTCCACTCTGAATCGTACTCATCTAAAACTTTTTTCCATTCTTCTGCTGTTTGCGGGTCTTTTTTTACCTTTAAAGATTTCAAAACATTCATTTGCCTTGATCTTCCTACGTCACTTAACGAGTCTCCCGCACTTTGAGTATTCTTTTTATTTAAAAATATAGCGGTAGTCGGGCCTTGGAACGCTCCACCAGATAAACTTGTGGCTCCTTTTCCTGTCCAAGCCTCTAAAGACATATCATAAATNATTTTTGCATCAACATCATCAAACATATCTTCTGCCAGTTCTCTATCAAAAGGCATTTCGTAACCAAATCTTCTTTCATTGTAAGGTTTAAGTGCGTTTGGAATTTTTCCTTCAGTGTATACAACTTTACCATCTTTAATTGTGCGGGAAAAATTTGCCATCATTTTAGAGTGAAGAATATTTTGCGCTACCTGACCATCCATTTTTCTTACTGCGGCTCTCATTCCTTCTATTATTTCTTCTGTGTACCCGCCTTCGTCCCCTAATTTTTTAAATGCTTTGTAGTTTTTCATCTCTTCTCTTAAAACATTTCTTGTAGCGACAGGAACCTCGCTTGCACTATATAATTTTCTAGCCATGTTTTGAGAGCCTTCTTTAAGCGCCATACCCGCATTTTTAATTACCCCAGGAATAGGGTTTGGCCCATAAAATCCCTTAACAAAATTTCTAAGATTCATTGTAAAGTTTTTTATTAATTTTGGAGCACCCATAAATCCTGCATCTAAAGCGCCTGCAAACAAATCCATTTTGGTGTTTTCTTCTGTGTCGCTAATTCCTCTTCTAAATACTTTGGCAAGGTCTGTAGGCGTAAAGAAATTCATTGCTTGAGAAACCCTGTCTTCTGGCTCCCTTCCTAATTTAGAAGCGTAATCATACACAACATCTCCTACAGTGTCCATAGGAAGCCCTGTGCGAGCATTTAAAGGTCTAGGCGGGGTTATGGCTCTTAATTCCCCATCGTCCGTCACAGGCCGTCTGGTTTGTCCTAGTGGGTCTTGGTCATAACTAGCCATTAAACCACTCCCCCCATTTTGCATGGCATTACGCTCAATCGCTTCAGCCTCTTCATTAGCCAATTGCTGACTAACCTGTCTTGCATAGGCTTCTAACGGAATGCCTCCACCGGGCTTATTNGCATACTGGTTTGCTAGTTCTTGNTGACCTANNGCGAATTCACCACCCATTCGCTTTTGTATTTCTTCAAGTAAACTGTTAGCCATATTAATGTTTTCTTATAAAGGGTATTTTACCCCGATGGTGAGTGGAGAGGACATATATCGATACATCTAGAAAAAAAAGGGGTCGGGGGGTGCCAGTTTCGTCTGGCGTCGAATTTTTGGAGGTAGGAACCATAGGCGACGGTTGCCGTTACCCTTCAATAGTCTGGGGTTTAATTGCGCCAATAAATAGCGGTAAACTCTTACTACTATTAGTAGCCAATGAAAGCCGATTGCTTTGGACGGTGTGTGTGTGAGTGTCTACAATGTGCAGAACACCAGTAACCCAGTCATTAACTTAGTTTATGCCCCTATAAAATCTCTATGATTTACTATCTGATAGTTATCTGTTCTAATCGGAATACCTAAACAAAAGGAAATAAAACAATGAGCACATTCAAAAGTCTATATTTAAAGGCGCATAACGCCCAAACGCAATTGCTAATTGATGCGGGTATTCAGGTGGATATTGACGGTTATCCGCTTTGTAGTGATTCAACATTAGAAAAGACATTGACCGAAAAGCAACTGGAGGATTATGACCATTACGAGAGCAAAAAAGAGTTGCTGAATAGAAAATGGAAAAGATGCCATTATCATCCCGATTCGTGCTTGTCTGACCCCATTAGAAAAATCATTAACGAGGAATAAATAAAATGAGTATGGATTTAATTATGGTTAATTTGTTGGTTGTTTGGTTCGGTGTTGCGTTTGGTATATTTAAATTTACGGGGATTATCTAATGTTAAAATTCAGCACATATAAAACAACTGGCGGCTTAAATCATTATGCCGAAAATAAAGACTTCGAATTGGAGTTTATAATCGTTAAGGATTCACACACGCCATTTGACGAAAAACGATGGGAATTGAGGGAATATCAATATGGCGCATTCGAGGAATACACATATTTTGAGACACTGGCGAAAGCGAAAGAATATGCTAATCTTTGTAATAAATGGCTCGTGGATTGCATGACGGGAATATAAACCCGTTTAAATTAACCCTTGTGGCCCGCTTATGCGGGCCTTTTGGGTAACAACAACAATGAGATAAAAACAATGATTCAACAAATCAAAATAAGCAAAATGAGCGGTAAACTTCAAGGCATTGGCGCAATCAATACGGACACCACGACGAATGATTTTTGTATCCGTCAAAAGTCTACTGATACCATTTGTGGCAAGTGTTATTCGCATAAGATGTTAACCACGTTTCGCAAGTCTTGTGTCCCCGCCTTTCAGCATAACAGCGAATTAATGCAAGATTTAATCGATTGGGATTTGTTGCCAATAATCAATCAGGCGTATTTTAGATTTAACGGCCATGGCGAATTGATAAACCTAAACCACTATAAAAACATTATTAACATAGCCAAAAAGAATCCGCACTGCACCTTCGCCCTATGGACTAAACGAGCGTCTATTGTGCGACAAATTGCGGATGTTCCTAGCAATCTTATTTTAATCTTTTCTAATCCTCGAATCGATAAAGTTATTGGAGTGCCAAGAGGATTTGACAAGGTATTCAATAACGTCAATAAGGATTCAGGGATTAAACAAAACTGCACTGGTAAAAAATGTATTGATTGCCTTGTATGTTATAAGCACAATGGAACCAACGTAGTAATTGAAGCGGTAAAATAGTAACGTAGAATAAAAACTCTAAAGGGTTTTTTTAGCGGGTTTATTCCCGCTTTTTTTTCGCCTACTGATAACGCTACTAAAACGTGATACAAGGCCCATATTCACGCTGTACGGCGTGATTATCAATCTATAGCGCCATCCCCTAGGGTATCGCTTAGGTCGCGCTGTAGGGCCTTAGATTTGCGATTATAGGCGACCTTTGTTTTATGTGCATATCCTTTATTAA